TGTTATTCTCTTGTTCTGTCATTGCGTTGTATTTATTCAGGTACATTTGTTGGTTCTCCTGCTATGAATTTTGCTTGGTTAGTTGTTGATTTTTGTAGTCCTTTACCATCAGCTGCAGTGCCTACACCTGGTGTATACCATACTACTCCACGTTTTTGTACGATTTTTACTTGCACATCTGCTGGTGGTGTATCAGCGAGTACCACATTTGCAGTGCTGCCATCCACTGTATAGTTAACAGTGCTGCCATCTTCACTCATATATGGCAATCTTCTACCTCCCACAAACACATCTAATTCGTATGGTGTGGCTGCCGCAATTGTGGTAGGGAATATATTGGTACTACCATCTCCCATAGATGTTTTTGTGTAAACTGTTTCTGCGTAAGGCACAGTTTGAGAACCTGAAGCGTCCACCACCGATGTACCTGCTGCATGAGTTTTTATACCTGTTCCTAGAGTACCTCTTCTCAATTGAGATAGAGTGCTGCCTGATTTGATGAAATATTCAATTCTTTCTTTGTCTATGAATATGACTGCTGGCACTGAACCTCCTGGAGGAGATGCCAACACACTGCCATCTGCCACTATGATTGCTGTGGCATCATCTGCCAGTGCTGCGGCCAGTGTTGTGGTGTTGTCGGCGCTGATTCTTTTGAAGAAACTTCTATTCAGCATGTCTTTGAATATGCGGAATCCCGTGGCGTTGGTGGCACTCACCACAGCAAAGTACATCACATCTATTCTGTCCGTGGGTGATAATGTCACACCACCTATGGTTATTTTTTTTCCTTCTAAAAGAAAATTATATCCTGCTGTTAAAGAATCTCCATTCAACCACACAAACACATAATCACTGTTAAGTGGTGTGTTCTGTAAATAGAATTCTCCAGATGTTACGCCAGCAAACACTTCTCTTCTTTGATTCATTCCCACAGCGTTGTTAAATGTAATTGCAGTGAGAGTATCTGTGGCTGATAGAGATATTCCATCTGCTGAGATTTGTGTTGGTCGTAATATCACATCTGATCCTTCGTTGTAATAATGATTATCCAATAATACCGACACAGCGATAACATCCGCTGCTCCTGGTGCTGACACAAACTCTACTTTTTGTGTGCCTATGTTCACTGTGTAATCAGTGAACAGATATTTTTTAGAACCGTTCACATACACTTCCACTTGATTGGCTGTGGTCACAGTGTTGGCAGGATCTGTGCCCAGACTATAACTTGTGGTGCTGCCGTCACCAGCATAGTAGGTGTTGTCTGGTCCTCGCAATATTTTGCCATTCAGTTGTAATAGAGTCAATCCTGAATATGGACCTATTGCTCCTGATGGATACGTTAAGGTGTATCTGTTGGTGCTGCCATCATAGACGATATCTTCTGATCTTATTTCAGCGTAAGCTCTGCCGCTGCCTGGTGCTTGATTGAATGCTGCTATCTGTACAGATTTGCCTGCTGCCGGAGGATTTAATGTAGATCCATCTCCAGTATGGAATGTAATTGTAACTAATTTATTAGATACTAATGTGGTATAATTTGTGTTTGGCTGACCGTCTACTGTGACATAAAGCTGTGATAAAGCACTGTCTAATTGAAAAGTTTCTCTAGCAGATGTTGTGAATGATGCTGTAGATCCATCTCCTAAGAATCTATTCATTACCATAAAATTAATTGTGCTATTATCTGTTTTAGCACCAGATATAGCAAAACTCTTGATAGATATCCTGCTGTCGACAGCAGGTGCTGATGTAAATATGATTGTGTTTGCTGCTGTGTCCACTGTGTAGTGTGTGGCAATATCTTTGGTTACTCCATCCACTGTCACTATCACTGAAGCTTGTGTGCCTGGCATTTGACCAATGGCATGAGTTGCTGTTGTGCCATCGCCAATGTAATTTTTGTTTACAATAAATGGCACACCCGATTCTGGTGTGGTATAAACTTTAATGTCCACAGTATCAAACATGGATCCTGGCACATTCTCTTCTGGGGCGTAGCTGGTTTCTGGTGTTACGAATCCATCACCTTCTAATACAATGTCACTTGGTGCTATTCCCACTGCTGATCCAAAAAGACCACCACTGATCAATGAATCTAGAGTTTTGTCATCTGTGGGTGTTAGAACTCCGTCATCATCGAACGGTATGAACTGTATTTCATCTCCAGAACCGACCACTGAACTATCATCAGGTATAACTGTGAATGTTTTGGTAGATCCATCGCCTCTGAACACCAGTGATGTTTGTCTCACACCATTTATGTACACTGTGTATACATCAGTTGCACTTGGTGCACTTGGAAATGTAAATGCTGTGGTGCTGCCATCGCCGTAGAATGTTTTAACTCGACTTAAACCATATGTGTCCCATGGATTGTCATACCATGGAGATCGATCCCAACCCTGACCACTGCTAAATGCCAGTCCTGTGACCATAACTCCACCATAATCCACACCGGTCATCACTTGAGATAATTCATTGCCTGGCATACCAGCTTCTGGAGCATATAATCCCAGTGTTCTTTCAGCAGCAGTAATATAAGGCTCGTCACCTCGTAATTTTGTTAGATATGTTACTCCATCATCAAAATTTTCTGTGCTGGTAAAACCACTATTAACTTTATAGAATCCATCTTCATATCTGATTAAATCATTATAAGCATAGGCAGTATTTGCTGCCCAATCCAACACTGTGGCTGTGGATTGAACTCGGTCAAATTTAATCGTTGTAGCAATATCTCTCACAAGATCATTTCTTAAATTAGCATAGGCTCGAGCAGCATCTGTTGGTGTAACTCCTCCAGCACCCCCGCCTGTTAATACCACTCTTGGTGTGGCTGTGTAATTGCTACCTGGCGTTAATAATTTTATTTTTGTTACAGATCCATTCTGTATTATTGCTGTGGCTGTGGCTTGAGTATTATCTGCTGTGGTATAAACTTCATATCCTTCCGGTCTATCTGTAACAGCGATATTCTGTCCTGTATTTGGCATATAGAATTCTATGCCTGTGTATTCTTCAAATGTGAATAATGAACTAGAGCTTAATCCACCTGCTTGACTATCTGCTAAATCAGCATCTGCTTTGGCTGTGTATAATGGATAGAAATAGCCTGATTGTCCCGATGTTGTGCCACTATTACTTCTGCCTAACACTGTAAACGGTCCCACTGATTTGGTTGTTCCTCCTACCAATGTAACTGTAGGAGCAGTGATATAACCACTACCGCTATTGGTTACCACAATAGAATCTACATATTTTTTATAATTGTCTCTCCAGAATCGATAAGGATAACTCGCCATTACTGCTACATCTGCTGTGGTATCCACATTTCTAATACGAGTGCCATCATAGAACGCTGGAAGATCAAAATCTGCATTGATTCCATCTTGTGTTTCTGTATTGGTATAACCTAATTTGTATTCTCTTATTTTTGTATGATAAGGTTTGACTTCATTGATATAATCTTCCACGAAGTTCTCATTACCCACTCTATAGGTCTTGCGCTGATCTAATGGTCTTAAATTATTGGTTACATTTATGAATGAAGATTTGTTTAACCAATCTACGTATAATTGCTCTTCTAATACTTTTCTTAATCCTATAAAAAATATATTATTGTACTCTATTGCAAGATCACCTACAAATATATCATCTCTTAGAGCTTTTAAAATATTTCTAGTCTCAATAGTGGGTTCTTGGTCAAAGAAATTAACGTCAAAAGTATCATCGGCATCAAATCCTGTATTCTTAATGGTATAATCATATAGAGCTTTGGACAATTGTATTGTGCCATTTTGCGTGGCAATATTTTTTAATCCTTCTGTGGTTTGTTCAAATAATTTCCATCCACCTGTGTCAGCTCGTAATACTTTTACAATCTGTCCAATTTCTAAACCTGCTGTGTCAGCCTCATACTGATAATTAACCTGTTTATCAATCACAGTATTTGTGTCGTATCCTTCGGCATACCAATCAGCTAAACTATAGTAAGTGCTGGTCTTGTATGTTTGTACTTTGGTTCTAACCCATTCTGTAAGATTCCAATTGTAGATAGCCCACGAACCTTTGCTATTTTCTTCATCATTGGCTACTAATACATTAATTGTACCGCTGATATCTCGAGTATCAATATATGTTAAATCTGCATAACTTTCCACTCTACGATCCCATTCTCCTGACACTTCTGTGGGTTCTGGATCGGCAGAATTTAAATTTGTATAATCGATATTGTTGGCTAATTGTTTTGCTTTTAACACAATATTACTATAATCTATAATTTCTTTTAATGCAGCAAATCTATCCACATACCAACTCTGTCTAGGTCTTATATTGATTCCATATCTTTGATTAAGAGGTAGATTTACATCTGGTACTTCATTACCAGCTGTGTCTTTACCTATAAGACTATCCCACCATTTTGTTTCCAACATTTCATTAGGACGATCATTTTTATCACCTTCTCTGATTAATTTCCAAACAGAGTGAGACCCTGATTCATTATCGTTATTTTTAAAATTAACATTAAGTATTGTATTATCGTTATTCAAACTATTTTTAACATTAAATGTTATCAATGAATTTGTGCCTGTGATAGCATAATATTTTATTCCAGACCCCAATGGATTTTCTATTAGGTTAGCCACATAAGCAGTAGTATTCTTTCTTTGTGTGACTGATTTGTTTAATGGTGGTAAAAATACAGAATTTTTTACCCAATAATAATAGTAATTGATAAAACTATCTGAGTTAGAATTGTATTTTTGTTTTACTGTAAAAACTGTATTGTCAATGTGTAATGGCGTGCCTGATACACCTTGTGCTAAACCTACCACTGTGTCAGCTCTAGAATTCCACTCTGATGGCAATAGAGTTGATTCTACCCACTCATATATGTCTATAGAGGAGCCTGGAAATATATTACCCCAATTTTTAGTTTTATATTCTGTGCCATGTTGTTCATACCATAACCATCTTACAGTACTCATGTCCCACCAAACTTCTCCTATATGCTCTTCTCCCCATGCTGTGTTAGCACTGACAGTTTTATTTTGTGTTCCTATATTATAAACAGCAGGATCCCATTCTGTTTTATAATTAATTTCTCTATCTGCTATGCCTAATATTCTACCTTTGATAGGATCATAATAATCTAAATAATCAATTATTTCGTTGGTTGCACTATCAAATATAAAAGCAGAATCTGCTCTATTATTATTAACAAGATTAGTTTCCGTTGATAATGCGTTCCAAGCATAAGAATCTCTCTCTTTAAGATCAAATATTGTTAATGTTCCATCATTTACACGATATGTGCTGTCATCTATTGCTGTGTCATCCTGAGGAGCTCCAACAAATACTGTTGTATCATTTATAAAAACACCTCTACCAAAATCATCATTGGCGCTAACTTTGGTTGTAACTAATTTGTCATCTATTACAAATTCTGTATCATATTTTGTAGCGGTAAAAACACCGCCGGATCCTATATTAAGATCCACTATTCTTGTGTCTCCTATATCAAATGTGGTAGCACCGTTATCGAAACTCATACTTCTTTGATTGCCAAATTTTTCAGCTCCTATCACTATTCTATTATTTGCTCTATTAATTTGTACTGAAGAACCAAATCTCATGTTTGTGGCAGAATCTGGTGCTGAAATAGTTTGTTGTAAAGTATAGGTGTTTGTTGATCCATCGGCATTCCATTTATAGACATAAACTGTGCCAGCATCTGTTTGTTCGCCTTTATCAAATCCAGGAGCAGATATTACAAGCCATTCTCCATCGATGCTCATAGATATACTCTCACCAAATGCAGTGTTTAATGTACTGCCATCTGCATTTACTCCTTTAAGTGTTTGTCTGTGAGTGAATATATGTTTTGTACTGCCGTCTTCTATACTGCTGCCATCATCATTCACACTATTTTTTGTAAATATTTCTACTTGCCCAGCGGTGCCTGGAGCAACGCTGCTCACAGCCAATATATCTGCATTGTCATTGACTGCTAATCTATGTCCAAATCTTTTGCCTGAGCCTGATTCATTGCTGAATATAGCTGAATCTTGTCTCCAAAGAGAGATGGTGCTGTCGCCTACATCTTTTTGTAAGGTATGCACATAAACCACACCAGAATCATTGTTTAAACCTGGTGCAGAAGCAAAAAGAAATTTCGGTCTTGTATATACTGTACTAGCATCCGAAGGCTCGGCTATAGCACATGCCCATCCATAATTTAAATTTGTTAATGTGGTACTATCATCTGATAGTGGTAACACGGTGTGTGATAATGAATAAAATTTATCCTCAGAATTCCAAGAAAAAATCTTTATTAATCCAGCTTTATCGTGTCTGGTGCTGCCATCAGATGTTAATGTATTTGTATAGGGTGCTCCTGCCACAATATAATTTTCATCTGTGCTGATTGTTAAAACTCGCCCTAATCCTGCTGTTTCGTTGTTGCTATCGGTCATCTCATAACTGCCTGTAGGGAAGAATAAGTTACCTGGTTTATTTTCTGCTCTATAGAAGAAATGTATATGACCTTGTCCCTCGTCTGGAGCTGATACTATTAAAGTTCTACCATCATTTCTAGCCACTACTTGATAACCAAATGCCTGCTCGTTGTCTGTGTCTGGAGATTGTAGTATTGTTACTGCATAAGGGTCAGTTTTTTCATATATGCTCCACTTACCTTCAGTATTATTGTCTGCAAATATTCTATCTCCGTTAACAAAATTTGTAGTATCAACATCTCTATAAACATTGTAAGATATTCTATCATTGACATTATCCATACTAGAAATTCTCACACTAACCCATTTATAAATGTTACCATAGGTGTTTATTGTGGATTGATCTGAAGTTAATACTGTGCCGGATACTCTATTAGAATTGCTGTAATTGAATATCAAAGATGAACTGGTAGGTGTGCTGTATATTTGATATACTCCATTCAATGGTGTAAATTGACTGTTTAATATTGTAAAATAATCTCCTTTTATAAAATTGTGATTTCCGGTTAATAATATTTCTACTTGAGTAGCATTATTAATCTGTCTCATGGCTGCTATTTTTAATCCAGTGGACGTTAATCTTAACACGTCCCATTCACTATTGTCTTTTTTTGCTATCCATACCAGATCATTTTTAGTAATTGCTGACACATTTAAATTAAGAAGATCCGATGTTGTAAATGCAGTATGGTCTACATCTAGCAATCTAGGATAACCTGCTGTTTTAAATTTTTGAACTGTGTCTTTATCTGTACCTTCTGTATTATAGTCATAAAGAGAAAATGTTTCTTGAGCAACATATTCCACTGGTTTGTTGTATAATTCTGAACTAAGCACTCTAACTGATTTGTCCCAATTTAAAGAATCTGTTGAATTGTCCAATATCTCTATACTCTGTATATTGTTAGTGAATGAGTTGTCAGACATACGAATCTGTATAGATTTTTTACTTTCAGTATTTCCAAATTCTCCGACTTTAATCATCCATTCTGGATAAAGATCGATACTGATATCTTCTCCATAAAACTTGGCTTTGACTAATTTGTTTATAGCATTAAGTGTACCCTTTTCTCTAATAAATCCTTGATAAAATTTATATTGAGAAACATCGTTTAAGAAAAGATTATCTAAATAACTTCTAGATTGATATCCTGTAAGATGTTGTGCTAACTTTTGTTGTGCTTCATCAAAATTGTTGCTCTCTAAATTGTAAAAATCATTAAATTGTGAAATTTTATAATCAAAATTAGGTATTAATTGTGCAGCAGGTTTTTGAGATTTTTTTTGCCATTTAGCTGATTCAAAAGAACTTCCAGAATTATGATTGACTTTAGAAGTATAAAATTTAGCATTATATTCCACAGTATCACCGATTTGATAATCAGTATTTGCTGTCCATGCTGCTACTTGTGCTTCGTCAAATATAAATCCTGGAGAATAATAATCACCATTCCAGTCACCAGTCTTCCATCCGATTAATCGAAATCTTTGTTGACGGAATCCTGTGGTTAATTGTAACAGTATGTCCGAGAACACTGTGATATTATCAAATAATAATATGTGTTCTTTCTGTACAGCATTCATTGAGATATTGTATATGCCTGATTCTGGAAATTTGCTAACTATTTCAAAAGTAGTACCCACACGTTTGGTACTAATTGATTTGTTATTAACTGTTCTACCCGAAGAGTCTAATACTGTGTATTCTCCTTGTAAATTTTTTAATTTTCCTATCACACTATCTTTGGTTGTAAGATGGAATCCTTCTGCTCCTGGACTTAATGTAATAGCAGATCCTGCTGCCCATCCTTGTCTGGTCCAATATAAAAATTCTTTGGCTGACATATCCCAGTTTGCAACTTCTTGTAATTCTTTTGTAAATCTATCAAAAACAAATCCTTGTGATTCTAAATATTTTCCGTATCCTGTTAAGAAATTAATCACTGATTGAACATCTTTAAACACTGCGCCATAAGTTACAATTTTTTCTACATCTGCATAATCTTTATAGATAATTGCTCGAGCATTACCTGCTTCAACGGAATAACTATTACCATTCTGTATTGGTTCTAAAACTGAGAAGTAAGGTCTAATTGTATTATAACCTACAACTTTATAACCACCTTCTAATGTACTACCATCATTTGTGGTAGCTGTGTTTAATTCTATCAATACTCCAGAATATTCAAATGTTCTAATAGGATTACTGATTCTAAATAAAATTTTATAGTTTTCATCAGGAATAAATTGTGATCCTGCTGTGGATCCTGGACTAACACTATCTGTTAATACTCTTAAATTTTGTTTATCTGAAAATCCTCCTAATTTATATGCTAATTGCACATTGAGATTTTTCATTTTATCATAAAAGAATACTGCTGGATCTAATCCATTTTTAATTAGATAGTTAACAACAAAAGGTTGATATCCTCCGGTTATATAACGAATGATTGCTCCTGTTTCGCTATCTGTTACTGTTTCTAAATGATATTTGGCAGTTCTTATACTCTGTGCTACATCTGTGTCTTTATCTATGACATTTCCTGATGCATTTAAACCTAATCTACTGTTGTCAAAAAATAATCCAAAGAATTTTGCTGGTTTTGTTAATGCTAACAATCTCATCACAGCAAAAGGATATTGAGAACTTCTTCTCCAAGCAGTTTCAGCTGGTGCTTGATCTCCAAATTTCCATACTTTATTAATACCTGATGATTCATAGTTGTCTATCAATCCTGCCTCTATCGGTGATTTTAAATTTCCATTCTCATCCACTGGTAGATAATTTAATAATCCTGGTCTAGCATATCTAGAATTGGCTGCTCCTAATCCGTTGTCATATCCAGCTGCTAAATCGTTCCATAATAATTCGTTACCCGAGCTGTAGGGTCCTGGACCATAGGTATCTTCCCACCATGATGGTTTTTCGCTGTAACCCAACATTTCCCAAGGATGCGTGTGTGGTCGGTCTGTGTCATAGAAATAGTTGTATATGCCTCTCCAATGTCCTGGTAGATATTCACCGTTTAAAAAATCTTTATTACTGCTATAATTAAAAGTGAAAGGATTAGATTCATTATAGATATTATTCTTTTGATAATCCACAGCATTTTTTCCTGCCCAAAAATAGAAATCATAACTCAAAATATTATTAATTTCGTTTATAGAATATTCGCTTGTTTGGAATGCTGAAGGTCTTACTTCAGTTTCTGGTAATAATTCTGGATTATAAACAATCTTGCAATTGTTATAAATTCTTCGTTCTAATTCTAATAATAAATCATCTCTATAATCATCGTATGCTACAGTTTTACTGCCATCGTGTCCTACTATCACATAGGTTGGTTCTACGTATGTGTTATCAAGAACTTTTTCTGGTTTAAATCGAGGATATATTCCTAATTTAGTTGGTGTTGGTGGTACAAAACTACCTGTGGTGTCGCTGTAGTCTTTAATTTTAATTATATCTCCTTCTGTGAGAGCCGCAGTTATGTTCACACTGTCATCAGTTTCACTAAAAGTATAATCATAACCTTGTAATAGTTGCGTATCATTGAGATAAACATAAACTGCTCTATTGCTAGAGACTTTTATATCAAACTGATTGTCTATGGTATATTCGGTCTCTGCACTGTCTTGTACTGTGTATGTTCTTGTGCTGACTTTTTCTCCATATCCTATCATATCTTCATAGAAGAATGGAAAACTAATTCCCTTATCTCCTATCATAGATTTTATTATCTCATCTACTGCAGTAGCAACATTACTCTCATACGTACTTCCATTAGAGATATTTGATAAAAATCCTTCTTTAAATTTTTGATATTCTAAAGAACAATATTCTATAGCCGATATTGCATTGGCATTTTGATCTATTAATAAAAACATTGCTGGTGGCAACGGTGCTGAATGTTGTAATATAGTTCCACCCTTGGTTCTTACATCAGGAAGATCTCTTAAATTACTATTGCCTGGTGTATCTCCTGTTAATTCAATATTTTTTTCATTAATATCGTGTACGTGATTTAATATTTGACCAAATGTAAAATCTGTTAATTGCTCATTGAATGGATTAACTCCTAAATTTTCTGGTACTTCATACAATCCTTTGCCTGTTAATTTTTTAACAGAGCTGTGAACTTGTATTTTTACTATGTCATTGACTGCTAAATCATATAAAAATTTTACATATTTGTTAGTGGTTCCATTTACCAGTACATAATCAATGTTTAAATTCTGTGTTGTATGATTAACATCCACTTGAACATCTAAATCCTGTAGACCAGCACTGTTGGCAAATACATCTATAGGAAATAATCTTAATTCTCCAGCTTCTACTATGAATGTTCTTATTACTCTCTGTTTACTCTCTTCGGCTCTTTCTATCCACGAAGTTCTAGGAATATTGGTATCTCTACCAGTAATATAATGTACGTGGCCAGTTGTAAAACTCTTTGAAAGAACTTTTTCTCCACTCTTATAAGTGAATGAATCTGAACCAAGATCAGAAGTAAAAATAATATCTCCCACATTATTAATGGTATTATATTTTACTCTTAATCCTAACACAGTATCCACAGGAGAAGTTTCTGAAGTTTTATATTCAAAAACAGCAGCACCTGTAAAAGAAGAATTCTCATACACTGTTTGATCACTAAATTTTACATGATTGTCGTCTTCTAACGAGAACAAAGGTTGTTGATTTAGAGCAGTTTTGATCTGTCCTTGTGTCCATATATTATCAGATTGTTTAAAATAAAAAGTTTTTCCTTGATAATTTGCTCCTAATTCTGCATAAAATGTCTGACCATCTTGTGGTATACCATCTGGTTCTTGAGTAAGATTTATTACTGAATTGTCGCCCACTGTGACAAAATTAACTTTGTAAATTCTATTTTTAACTAGCAAATCTGTGTCTGCTAAGAATAACACTCGCATGCCATGCACCAATGCTATACCATCCACAATATATCCTGCAGCATTAACCACTGTAGAAAATACATCAGTAGTAACAGTATCTATTAGAGTCACAGAATTTAATCCTTCGGTTCCGTGATTGTATAATTGTATGCCTGAATCAAATTCTATTATGGGTCTTTTGGCTCTGTCTGTTTCTAAAAGAGAAATTGTATGCCCGTTGGCTTCTGCAGTAGTTTCTAACACTGCTTTGTGGAACCATCTATTGTATCTGCTCCATGCATTATTATCGGGACTGTCTCTTTTAATTGTTATGTAATCTGGTGTTTCTGGTCTATAAAAACTTATAGCATAAGGTCTACTATCATATGAAACTGTATCATATAATTCTGTAGTTTCTACAGAATAAGATTCTGGAGTTATCAATCGAGCAGTATCAGTTAAAGTGATAGAACTTCCAACACCTTCTACATAAAATTGTTTATTATTAAAAGACGAAGAAACAGTATTTGAATCAAATCTTAATTTCATACCATTGCTCAATTTTATTCCTGTGGCTAAAGTATAATTTTTAGCACCTACTATCTCGTGTTCTACATCTATTTTTGTGGTAGCAGTGATGGTTTTGATTGTAAAAATACCCTGCATTGCTTGATGATTACCGCACTGATAATATAATATATCAGGAGCATCTGAAGGTATTGTGAAATTTAAAGTTCCAATTTCTGTGCCATTACCCGATACTCCAGAAGAATATATCACTGATGTGCTGCCATCTTCGGCTATACCTGTTGTGAACGGTTCGGTCATTATGTAGAAAGGATGACCTTGTGCGTTAATTACAAATTTGTAAGTATTACCTCTATACAAAGTTATTGTAGGATTTTCTAAATTTTTATAGGTGCTGAATGTATAAGCAGAATTACCTATACGATCTACTTTTATTTCAGTCACTGTATTTGTGCCATTATTAGAAACCAATATCGGATCTGATCCTTCGGGTAACCAATAATATTCTCTATAATTGATCAATTTATCAAAGTCTATTGCTGGATTATATGAATAAACTTTTTCTTTGTTTAATCTATCATGATTTTCAACATTTCCCCCAAAGAATTTTATTTGATTAATATAATCATCATAGGTTGCAGTAAATTTAACTTGATCTTCTGGATTGACCGATGATGTATCTTTATCTGTGTATGTTACAGCAGGTTCTAATTGATAATTTGTTCTGTCTTCACTGGTTGCTTCAATATAACTATCGGAAGGCAATCTAGTATAAGAATATTGTCTACCGATATAACCATCTAATCTTTTTAATCTGCCTGGTTGTATTAATTGATCCAGTGTGCTGGTTAAAAATCTATGATTATTATCTGTTCTATAAAAAGATGGTAGATGAGCTATGGATCTTCGAAGTACAGTGCCTTGAGAATCTGTTACAACCTCATAATTGGATTGACTATTAATAGGTGCGTCAGCCATTTTTAGTATCCCGTTCCGCTACTGCCTGTGTTGGATCTTGATCCAGCTTTTCCTGTAGTGACCGATGATACTGCTGATGTTGACCTATTGCTGGTAGTTGTTCCAGTAGTACTGGTTACAACTGTGCCACTGGCTGCCAACTGATTGGCACCTATAGCATCAATGATCACAACATCATCCACGGTCGCTCCACTGATAAAAATCTCATCTGCAGCACCACTAATTTGGAATAATGATCCAAATGACTGTTCGTGTTGATTAGGCACTATGACCACTGTTAATAGATATGGTGCTAATTCGTTGTGTATGTAAGTGGCTAATTCTGTAAAATAAAAAGTATCTCCAAAGTCAAAATTATTTAGAGCAAAAAATTCATTTATAGCCTGTATAACTCGAGTTTTGATTACTGCATTTGTAACATTGGTTAAAGAATTTTTTACCACTTTAAATGTAGCTTGAAATTGTTCTTCTGCTCTAGAACCAAATAATATTTTGTATTTTACCGGATGATAGACTATTTGATCTGACAATCCTTTCAATGGATTTAATACTCCCGAATAAGAAATTCTTAACTGATCCGATGTAGATGATTGTGGTTCTTCTCCTCCTTCAGCCAACCATGTTCTGTATAATTGATCATAGGATCTTTCCAACATATAGATATCAATGATATTGGTTTGAGAAGGGTCTATTCTAGTACCTTGTCCTGCATTGTGACGATAGTGGAATTCTATATCGCTTCTACCTCTTCTAGCATAATAATCTGTTGTGGTAGTTAATGTTATTGTTTCGCTATCATATATTTTAACAATATCGTCTGTGTAAAAATAAAATAATTGTCCATTCTCATAAGCACCTGGTAATGTTATAGCAGATTCTGTTGCTGCAACAACAAAATTAGTAGCAGAATAAGGTCGGTATCTTTCTATGTTATCATAACTGATATATTTTTCAAAGAAAACAAATTTTGTTGTAATATTTGTGTCTGGTTCTACTACTATATCAAAAATATCTGGATTGTCTACTACACCATCGTCGTCGCTATCATAGAATCCTACTTTGACTTTTCTATTATCTTGATAGCCATCTGCTTCTTCCACTGTGTCCACAATCTGCCAATCAATTGGATAACCTATACCTAATCCTGTGCTAGGCACGGTGTTACTTTTTAGTATTCTTACTGTGTCTTTAACCGATCTTCCTGTGGTATAATCATATATTCTTTCTTCGGTATCAAAATGAAATTTATTATCTCCCACTGATTCAAAAATATAATCTAAAGCTCTATAAGTCACTGTGTATGTGTTGCCATCATTGGTGAACTTGAACCACCAGCTGGCATCTAAATTACTATTGGTTGTATCTCCTGCATCCATTAAAGAAAATTCTTTAGAATAATCTAAATTAGCTGCTGTTATTACTTTCCATTCTGAATTTTCTTCATCATATCTAAGACCAAATTCTTCATAAACTTCTATTCTATCTTGTAGATCAATTTTTAAAGCAGTATCAAACACTGTTGCAAATTTTGGAATAACCGATGATAATACAGCATCTGCTGGCACTGTATCATTTAATGTGATTGGTCCTACTCCTGTTTCTAAATTACCTGCTCCATTATTAGCGCCATCTCCTACTACTGCAGCAATTTTACTCCATTGTCTATCTTGAGCAAGTCCTGTGCCTGCAGTTACTAATTTTCCGTTTAAGAATTCTCTTGAATCTGGTGATGTAAATTTTATTATAGATCCGGGTATAGCATATTTTAAATTGCTGGTTGCAAAATCTCCCACTGCTAATGGTCCGCCTGCTGTAAAATATCCTGTATTTGCATTGGTTCCTGTTGTGGTGCTGACCCAGTTAGCTGCTAATGTGCTAAGATCTTTACTACCATATTTGAGATAATAAAATTGTCTAGAATAAGATTTTGTTAATTTTGGTTCTACTAATCGATTGATTATATCCAATATTTCATTTCTATTTGTAAATGTAAATGTGAACGCTGGAGAAACTTCTTCTCTGTAAAGTATTCCATCATCTGCAAATACTGATACATTACTGTAAGCACCTGTAGGATCTATAATTTCTTTGGATCTACTGATACCGCTGGCACTTCTATTCACTGATTTTATTTTAATAATTTCCTGTGATGCTGATAGAGGTACTACGTTATAATCTTCTGCTGTGATCATTCTATTTTGAGAATAATACACTTGTGGTGCTTTGGTTTTAATACTATCATTACTCTCTGTGGCAGCAGCATTATAGATACTCTGTTGTAAAGATGCTGTAATAGTTAAAGTTTGTTGAGATCCATTGGCATCTGTGTAAGCAATACCGAATGATATACCTTGCATGTCTGCAGGTTGAATTGAAAAATTAGAATTAGCACTGGTTCTATAATAAACTCTAAATCTACCAGATGGTATATTAGAGAAGTTACCATCTCCGAACACAAGATCTATTGCATCATTATTCTTTGTTACAACATTGTAGATATCTCTTACATCAGATGATAAACTGTTATAGATAACATTATTGCCGCTAAGGTCGGGTACTTTGGTCCATGCTTTTTCTATCTGTCCAAAATCATCCAATTTATATAACCATACATCGGTATTATTAATATTGTTAACATTAATCGATTGGATGTAATTCGTAGTGGGTTGAGTTATTGAAAATTCGTAATTGGCTAATGATCCTTGTTTTAGTAGAACAAAAAATCCTGTATTAGGACTGGAATCTCCTGCTCCGTCGTTTCTATACAAGTAACTGAAACCAGTGCCTGGTATTGGTGATTGTTCATAGATAGATTCTGAATTAGATATTGTGGCTGGTACTATTTCAAAATTTCTTGCTATACCACTCACTCCTCTGGTGAATGTGAACATTGGTACATCTGTGTTGTTAGAATTAACTGTGTAAGTTTCTGTATTAATGCCTCCTATGTTGTTGGATTCTCTAGGTTTTCCAAATTTTTGTCCGCTAACCGTGGCAGAATTTAATATATTAATAAACTGCTCTCTAGAATTAGCATTGGTAGGATCGTTCCATGATATTGTAAGATTTGCTAGACTGTTGCCGCTGCTGTCTCTGACATCTTGTGTGGTAGATATTGATGTAAATTTTAAAAGTCCTGTGGCTGGAAGATTTCTTTTGGCATTGTAATTGATTAATCGTGCCAATCTTAGAATACTGTTTCTTCTAGCAGCAGTCTCTAGGAAATTTTCTCTAGCATTTAAATCCACTCTGAAACTTAAACTTTGAGCAATATAAGCAATAAGATCAATAAGAGCAATGTATTCTGAACTCTCAACAAAATCATTGAAATCATCTGGGTAATTTTCTCTAAGATAGGCAATCATGGTCCTTCTTAGTGTCTCAAAATCGTATGATTTAAAATCTGCCTGTTGGAAACTGGTATAGATTTTACGCCAATCTTCGGCTACTAGCAATCGGTTTTGTCTATCAGTGGTGGCCATAGTTTAATACACGGATATTTATGGATATTATTAAGTGCGTAGATTAAGACAGGCGTAAAAGAGAGTTTTCGTCGAATGAAAATGTTAATTTCTCGGTAATATTATAGGGCACATAGGTTATAGTAGCCTGCACACTAATACCACCTTCGGTTTCACTCACTGTTATATCTGATGTGCTAATTCTAGGATCTGCATTTAAATTCTGTGTGATATCATCGGCTATGGCTTGTTTTAGAGCATTAGTAAGAGGTTCAAATATGGCATCGTATATTATAGTGCCAAATTCTGGATTTTCTACTCGTTCACCTTTTCTCACACTTAATCTATTGATAAGATCCTGTTTGATCAATTCAAAGTCGTATAATCTAAAATTGGTTTGATCCGCTCGTGAGCTAAACCCTTTGAATACTTGTCTTAAATTGCTATTACTATTTTTATCTTCGTATGCCATAATTTAAAAAAATCCTCCTCCAAAGAAACTTGACACACTCTCTGCCATTATTCCAACTGGATCTTCAAATCCTCCTGATAGTACGCTGGTTACATCTGTGAATGATGTGTATTCTCCACCTATAACGTTTGCATAACTATCTGTAGCAATATTTATACTGTCTGAAAAGTATGAATTTCCTAATCCTGGAACTGTACCATCTATAAAACCACTTCCATAATCTGTATACACAGCATCTCCTGCATTGCCAAATATTCGACCTGCAACATCTCTTGTGGTATTAGCGATCTGTCTGTTGATTATTCCTCCTACTGTGGTAGTAGCATAATTTTTAACATTCGCTGTAAGTTGTCCTGTAAAATTATTTCCTAAACTGCTGATCGATCTATTAAGATCTCCCACTGTGTACAATACTCCACTTTGATTTACAAATATTTGATTTTTAAATAAATCAGAAGTATTATTTGATTGTCCAGTTATATTTCTAACCAATCTTTGTGATACATCGCTGACTCCTGTTTGTAATGGATTAATTGTAAAAGGTCCTGAAGTAGGAAGATTATATGTAGTTGAATATTTTTTTGTAAATTCGTCTGTGGCTTTTTGTACCGCGGTAATATCTGTGGTACTTGGTACTGTTTTTTTAATATAATCTGATAAATCAGATTCATACTGTCCTAATTTAATAACTGTATTTTCATTTAATCTATTTTGTTGTGCTACATATCCTAAGGTACCTGGAGTATTACTGTCTTCTATTTTACCACCTGTTGGAAATTTTACAAAATTATCTGAATGCCATGTCCATGGTTCATGAGTAGGTACTCGCATACCACTCATGCCTAGTATTTGTGTGTCTACTTGTAGTACACCAACACTGCCTTTTAAAGATGGAGTTACATCTGGTACTTGTATTTCTGCTGTGCCTGTTCCGTGTGGTTGATTGAATCCTGTTCTTTGCAATGGTTGAAGAAGATACGGATCTGCTGGTATACTATTAAAATGTACTTGGCTACCTACTAGATGCACTTGTCCTGCTGCTTGATGTATTTGTTGTCCTCCGGCTGCTTGTGAATATATGCTCATACCGGTGCGAAGATTATAATTTCCTTGTTCTGCTGTGACATTGATGTGTCTACTTGCTATTTGATTGATTACAGATCCATCTATACTGATAAAACCTTTAATTGTTCTATCGTAAAGATCTTCTCCTAGATGCTGATTGGCTTTAATTTTAATATTTCTGTTAGCGTACATATTAATATCGCCTTCAGAATGGAAATTAATATCTCCTCCCGATCTTAGATTGTATCCTAATTTAGAATATATGTCCACTGTGCCATCTGCAGCAAATTCCATCCATACATTGCCTGATCCATTAGCAAGATATACCACACCTTTGGTGTCATGCATTAATAATTGATGTCCAGAACTGGTTCTTAATCTTACGAGTTGGTTATCACCATTAACATCTCCGTCGTCCATAACAAAAGTGTGTCCAGCATTTCTAACCACGGCTGTATCTGATGCTGCATCTGTAGGTCCTAATTTTGCTTTTTTAGCTCCGGCATCGGTTCTGCCTGGTGTGCTAATACCGAATACAGCGCTAGGACTCTCTCTACGTGCAGAACTTGTGGTAGTTCCTCGCACTGTGTCTTGGCTTAATCCTTGTTTTCTTAATGTTTCTGCAAAAGGATGTATAGGTTTTCTAAGTCTATCTGTGCCTCCTAGACTGCTTGCATAACTGAATATTTTTCTATTAACTTCTCCAGCTGGAACAACGTCTGTTCCGTAGATATCTTTTTTAAGATCTGCTGTGGTGTCTTCCGAAGAAGTTTCTCCCACAGTGTCTTTGGAAGCTGCTAAACCCGGTATCATATGATTGACATATGGTTCTTGTACACAACCGAACCAAAATCCTTGAGATACTTTGCCTTCTACAAATATAACCAATACTCTTGTGTCAATATCTGGTGGTACCATCCACATACCATAAGAATGTTGACTGGCTGTATAATCTCCTATATCAGAGTTGTTTGTTCCTGATAATGCATTGGGACTTTTTGCTCCATAAAAAGGAGTAAGATATTTTACTTCATAAAGACTACCTGCAGGGCCTTCGTCTGTGCCTGATAAACTAGGAATTAAGACTCTAAGGCCTCCCATTTTAGCAGGGTCTACATTGTCTTTAACTATGCCAATATAAGGACCGGGATTGATCTCTGTATAAGATGTTTCCCTATTCTGTCTATTGGGTGTTGATGTGTCTCCGTATGATACCATATTTTGTTAACCTTTGTTATGCTGCTGGTCCTCCGGTTGTAATATTTCCCAGTGCATCTGATTCCCACGTTACTCCTCTGTTGGCAGCTTCTTTCATATTATCTATCTGTTTAAGAGCATCTACTACACTAATTTCTTGACCTTGATTATTGTATCTTACCATATGTAATGTTTGCAAGAATTTACCACCTTCAAACATACTCTCTACTCTTACTACTTTATATAATCCAGTAAATTGTGTATCCTCTAAACTCTGAAAATCCATAACACCTTTTTTCTCATTAATATCTGTAGGGAATTTAAAAGTTAATGTAATAAATGCTTCTGATTCGTCATAATTGAAACATTTTAATTCGTCATCCCACTGTTTGCCTTTAAATTGTGCTACCTGTTCTATCTGCTGCCCTGTACCTCCAGCTGTTGCTGTTTTTTTTGCTTCTATAGGCAAATAAGATTCTTGTCCTATAAAAGCAGGATCTCCCAGTATGGTCATCTCTACATTAACCATGTCGGCTAGAGGATTTGTGAGATACTCAAGAAAATCATCTGCCATGGTTCTAGGCGCTCCATCGTCGGTTGCAGCATCTTCAGATTTTACTGTAGTGGGTTCGCTTCTTAAAGGCAATAACTTTTCGGGAAAATCTATACTTTTATTACCATATCTTAAAACAATTTCTGATAGAGATAAATCTTTAACATTTTTTTTACTTGCTGCTTCAGCTCTTGATCCGTCTAATAATCTAGCTTGAAAATATCCATATTTGTAATTAATTTTTAAATCCATAATTTGAGTGTTCTCTCCAGTATAGATATATTTGTAGGCTTTCTTCACACTCTTACCCCATAATTTACTGGCACTAAGACCAGGCACTGTGAAATTCATCACATGAACTTGATAGGGTATTACTTCAAATACTATAACTTTACTGTCCATTTTTCTAATACTATCCCATCCTCCAGTTTGATTATTGCCATCTGGATCTCCTCCATCATTAGGATATATAGAAGTCTTAATTTTAAACCACGGTACCATGGGATCAGGCGTGTCTCCTTGTCCTTGTGATTCCATTTGATTTTCTTTAGATGATTCTGTTGCTGCTAAATCTTTCCAGTATTTGTCTACTATTTTTTCTATATTTCTAAAACCATCTGATGATACTAGTAAATCTGTTATTATTTTAGCTATGCTCATATTAGGTCTAACAGTGACTCTAAACCTAGCGTCTTTAGAATTAAGATTCCAATTGGCTGATGAATTAGCTGTAAGAGAACCTAACTTATCGCATTTAATTATATAAATATCTTTCTTTTCTCTTATTTTTTTATCAATCTCTATGTCTTGTTGTTGATTTAAATTTTTTGCTAATATACTTAGAGCATCTTGCAAAGTAGCACCATATTCTGTTTTCAAAAATGCTTTTGCCTCTCCAACGACTTTTGCTACTAATCCTCCACTGGTTCCTCTAGTGTATAAAAATCTATCTGTCATTGCAAATTCTGTCCATGGTACTGCGGTTAAACTGTATCTTGTTCCTCCTTGATCTATATTCATTTCTGCATTGGTGATTTTTATAGGTAGATATCGAGTGGTTATTCCGGTTTCTAGGCCACCTTTATCATTATATCCTTTGAAATCTAATGTTAATAGAAAAGGAGCATCTGCATGATCGCGAAAACCACAATTAAAAGCTGCTGCACGAAGTTTATCAAATAAAGTTACTCCAAATGGTTCTGTCATTTCTATTTCTATTTTATTAAAATTCATCATTTTTCTCTGTGCATTAGGACTATTGGTGGCATCTATCACTACTCTTTCAAAGAATATATCGTGTCCTCTTCTTAAAATTTTGTCTGATTTACGCTCTGTGTTTAAAGTCTTGCCTACACTTATATCAGATTTATTAAAATCAGAAAAATTTCCATCTCTGCCTATGCCTCCAGATTTAGCAATAATATCATGTGGTCTACCTTTTGTTATTAATTTTGGATCTTTTAATTCTTCTTTATAGAGAGCAGATAGAGTCCATATAGCATTATAAGAAACATATTTGTCCAATTCGTTGGGTAATGGTTTATAATTATTAGACGAAGATTTTAAAATTTTACCGTTATAAGCTGAATCGTTGGCCATTTTTATATGCCTAAATCATTTTTAAGATTGCTGAGTTTAGGTAATTGAATTACTTTACCTGGATAGAAATCATAAATTGGGTCTTCGATTACATCTGGATTTCTTTGAGCAAATACCCACCATAATCGTGGCGTACCATACAAGTCATAAGATAATAAATCTGGTCTATAAGCGTAAGTTCTATCAATGGTGTAAGACATATCGTCGTTTTCAGCAGTTATAGTTCTAGGACTTAAGAAATCTAGACTGATATTATTTTCGCTAGTTGTGAAATATGGAGAGGTATTGCTATATTTGGCCATTAGATAAATCCTACTTCTTTGCTTCCACCGTTAAGACGACCATTAACAAAATCTCTCATATTAAATTTCTTAATAGACTCTCTAGAATACACCGGTTGTAATTGTAAAGTTACTGTGCTCAATGCTGGTGCCCATGTACTATTTTTATCATCCATAACGTTGATCATTGGTTCCATTTGTGACAATGATGTTTGATCGGTTTTTTGCGTAGTACATATATAATCTACATCGGCTCTCATGTCTACGTTAAAGTTTGTTACCACCACAGGCACATTATTGAATACATAATTTCCATATCCGTTTAACTGTAGGATTGGTGGCGGATTACCTTTTAGAGCATCGTTGGCTCCTCCAAAAAACATTTTGGTTACTGATCTAAAGAAATGTAACATGGCTACCCAATATTGAGCATCTTCTTGATTTTGTACAGGAAATTCTCCAGTTACTGTGAATGATGGTACCTCACTATGACCGTATGCATAGAAAGGATAATTGCTGTGGGTCAATGCCATGGCATTGTAACTGGCAGCATGTTGAATAATAATACTCGGAGTTAACGGAAATATAACTCCACCCTCGGCAGCTAGAGGCCAAAGTACATTGTTGGGAGATTTTTGTCTATTATTTTTAAATTGTTGTCTCGATCCTCCAAAAAATATTTCATTTAAATCACTTTCTGATGGTAAAGTAACTTTAACTCTAAAATCTGTTTGTCCATTTCTTACAGTCCACGTGGCTTTAGAGTTTAATTGATCTGATACTTCTGCACCTTTGGTTAATCCTGCTCCAAACAAACGATTTAAAGTGGGATTGGAAGAAATAACTTTATTAACCCCTCCGATAACACCTAAAACTTTGCCTGCTGTGTCTAATATTCCCATTGTTAAATCCGTTTATTAATAGGTTGTTTTTTCATATAAAATTCAGTATACTATAACAATATTTATAGGCATCATAATAGGCGCACTTTATAATCTCCAGGCAACAAAGCAAACAACTAAAATAAGGAATTTTTTATGAAAAGAGTGAATTATCTGAATAATCGCGATTTGCTGGCGGAGATACACAAGAGCAAGAATACCTATTGCTCATATGTTAGTCTCGAAGACAGCGACTATGACATGATTGTTAATGATATTAAAAAGATCAACAATGCTAATATTGCCAAAGCAAGAAAGATACAAGCCAAAAGATTAACAGCCAAGGCTTGGGAGGCAGCTAAAAAATTAGGCAATAAAAGAATTAAGATGAGTGATTATGAAGTCTCTCCAAGAAAAGTTAAAAAAACTGATCTAGTGTTTCGAGTAATGATGTTTGATCATATTACCATGGACAGCGAAAGAAAAAAAAATCCTAAAACTCGAGCAGATCATCACACGAAAGTTAATTTTCCTCCATTTCAACACTACAGAATCAATGAAAAAGGACAAACAGTGTGTGTGGGTAAATCACACTGGGTTGGTGGTATGACCAATGGACATTTCAGTAATGACCACGGCAAGATCACTCCTAATCTAGCAAACATGTTTTTAAAACTAGCAGAAAGATATAGCCAAAGGAGCAACTGGAGAGGATACACTTATGTGGACGAGATGCGATCACAGGCACTGATGCAATTGAGTCAAATTGGTCTACAATTTGACGAATCAAAATCTGAGAATCCTTTTGCTTATTATACAGCAGCCATCACAAACTCATTCACAAGAATTCTAAACATTGAAAAGAAAAATCAAAATATTCGTGATGATATTTTAGAAATGAATGAGATGATGCCGAGTTATACTCGACAAGCTAAAAATGAGAGTGAGACTGTGGCAGCAAAAAAGAGACAAAAAGAATTGCATGGAGAAGTTAAAGTTTACAGCAAAGCTGCTCTAAAAGAATTAAACAAAGAATTGAAAGCAGCTGGCAAATTATCTCTTGCAGATGAAGACAAAACAAAATAATATCTAACTATGGCATTTTTTAAACGAGCTGCTTGTTTTACTGATATACATTTTGGATTAAAAGGCAACAGTCGAGTTCATAACGATGATGGAGAAGCATTTTGTTATTGGTTCATTGAACAGGCCCGAGCACACAGTTGTGAAACCTGCATATTCTTAGGCGATTGGCATCATCACAGATCTGCTACCAATGTTAGCACCATGAACTACACAGTGAGCAATATGGAAAGGTTAGGAAGAGCTTTTGAAAAAGTCTATGTAATTATGGGCAATCACGATCTATTCTACAGAGACAAAAGAGAAATTAATAGTATGGAATATTGTAGAAATATTCCCAACATACAGATTGTGAATGATTGGTTATTGGCCGACGATGTAGCCATAGTGCCATGGATTGTGCATGATGAGTGGAGAAGAATACAGGATCTAAAACAGAGATATATTTTTGGACATTTTGAATTACCTTATTTTAAAATGAATGCCATGGTAGACATGCCAGATGTCGGCACTATTAAAGCAGAACACTTTGTGAATCAAGAGTATGTGTTCACAGGACATTTCCATAAGAGACAGATAAGAAACAACATACATTACATTGGCAATGCATTTCCACACAATTATGCTGATGCTGGCGATGATGAGCGTGGCATGATGGTGTTGGAATATGGTGGCGAACCCAAATATATCAACTATCCCAACATGCCAAAATACCGAAATGTAAAAATATCACAATTATTGTCTGATGCTGACAGCATACTAGCATCAAGAATGTATGTGCGTGTGGGATTAGACATTAAGATTTCTTATGAAGAAGCTAATTTTATCAGAGAAACATTTATGGAAAAATATCAGTTGAGAGAATTACAATTGATACCAGAACAATTGGATCAAGCAGATCAACCTATGGTTAAAGTGGAAAAGTTTGACAGTGTGGATCAGATTGTGATCAAACAATTGGAAGCAGTGGATTCACAGACCTATGATAAAAAAGTATTAATGGCAATTTATAACAATTTAGATGTTAACAATTAGAGATCTCACAGTAAAAAATTTCATGAGCGTGGGTAATCATACTCAAGCGGTAAATTTTGCTGGCAAAAATCTAGTGCTGGTCATTGGTGAGAACATGGATTT